GATATTCATGTTTATACAAGTAAACCAGGCGAATCAAAAACTAAGTTTGTTAAAGACTTAAGAAATAACGGGTTAAAAGTAAATTTTGCTAAGGTTAAAAGGGAACATGTTTATGATTACATTATAGAAAATACTGATTGTGAAAAATGGATCTGGGATAGTATTAATAATTTAGAAGATGTATTAAATCATAAAGACGGTAAACTTTTTGATAAAGAGTATATGAGTGAAAAAGATACAGCAATTGAAGCAATTAAAAATTATTTAAAAACTGAAAATATGATTTTAAATCATGATAGTTATACTGCAGCAAAGAAAATTTTTGAAGATGGGATTAAAAATTATTTGAATAAACATTTTAATGTTGCTTTAACTGATAAAACATATAAATATACTTATAAAACTAGAGGATTTTCACCAGCTTGTCAACCTATGAATGGATTTATTGAAAGTAAAAATGAGGATGGATACAAATTTGAAGTTATATATTATAATAGGCAATTGCTTGAAACTGAAATAAATACTTATGAACTAGTAGATTTAAATTAATGGGCCAGCTGGCCCAAATCTTTTTTTTTGGAGGGTGCAATGTATAAATATAATAATAGGTTGAAAATTTATTGGGAATTTTCGCCTACAATGCAATGTATAACAGGACAATTTTTTGGATGGTGTATTGTATTAGATGCATATTTTGAAAGCAGCAGCAACAAATTATATAATGGAAAATATTTTAAATATACTGGCCGCAACTGGAAAAAGTTATTGGCCCATATAAATAAAATGTTAAAAGGGAGTGTCAATTATGAAAAATGCTGATAATTTAAAAGAATTAGAAATCGAAAAAAATGATGAAGATGAAAATTTATCATGGACATGCAGTTGTTTACATGAATATCCCGATGAAATAACTTATTGTGAAAAATGTGGTGAAGGTAAATAAATTTCTAAAAAGTTTCCTATATTCACTCGACATTTTGTGCGTAATGTTATAGAATATAAGTATAGTAAGTAATAAACACTTACTAAATAAATTAACTGGAGGCAGTAATTATGAATAATAATAAGAAAACTAGATATTGTGTAACTTGTGGTTTAGATGTTGAATATAACGAACCTTGTGCATGTACTGAACCACCCACAGAATTAATAAACTCAGATGAATTAGCTGATATTGAAGAAATAGAATATGATTTAATGATGTATGGATATTAAAAACTGGAGGTTAACTAATGGAAAAAGTAAGATTTACTATTTTAACAGTTATTTGTCGTATATGTAAAAAGAAAATAAGCAGGTTGGAAGCAATTACTTATAATGGATTATGTCATGAATGTTATAAGCGAATATTCGGAGGTTAATTGGTTGTTAGAGCTTACTTTATAAAGTGAGTTCTATAGAACTAATTAAGTTCTAATAAATTACTGGAGGGAATTATATGACATATGAACAAATATTTAATTTGCTTGATAAAGAAGGCCTTATTGAAAAAATTTTAGTTGAAAGTTATTTTGATAATTTAGGCTTAATAAAAGGTATACAACATTTAGAAGACTTTATTGATTCTGATAGTTTTTTTAATATGAAATATTGGATTTGTGATGGAATTTGTATAGCTGTATGTGTAACATGTAGAGAATTTTCAAATTTATTTAAACAGCAAAGTGAAGAATATAATTATATGTATTCTTTATATGAATTAAGAACACGATTTAATAAAAAAGCACAAAAAATAAATTAAATTACTGGAGGGGTTTTAATGGATAATATTAGATGTAATTCTTTGAAAATCAATACAAAACAGCTTAAAAAATTGATAGAAGCAGATATGAAAGTTAATGAGTTAATTGGAATGTGTAAAAAGACTGTTAATGAATATACTGCCGATTGGGATAGAAAAAGCTGGTTTAGTTTTATCGCTGATTTAGTTGGTAAAAATACAGAATATACCATAAATATAATTAATAGAGCAGCGGCCCAAATGGTTTCAATTTATAAGGCATAAAATAAAGAGGATAATTTATATCCTCTTTATTTATAAATTTACTGGAGGGCTAAATGAAAAACGATAATATTTGGCCCGTACAAAAATTATAACATAGGTTGTGATTAAAAATGAATAAAGAAAGTATAAATAAACCAATTAATGCAAAAAAACCTTTTGATAATACTAAAACTAAAAAATTAAGTAATTCATTTAAAATGCTTGAATTACTTAAAAAAAATGGTATTATGAAAGCTTATGAAATAGCTAAAGAACTCGGTTTAAATAACAATAGACAAATATACCATTACAAAAGGACACTCATATATTTGGGATACAACATAATTAGTCATGGAGGATATCTGGGGGGTTATGAATATGTACCAGCAGAAAAACTTACAAATGATGAATTGGAATATTTAGGCGAAATACTGCCAGTTAATAAAAATAATTTGTTTGAAAAAATTAAAAGAATTAATGAAAATTTATAAAGGGTTTCAAGGCCCTTTATTTTTTTAATTTTTTTAAAAATTATTGCCCGTTTATTACCTTAATCGAAAAAAGCATTTCCGCAATTACCGTTTATGATTTATAATAAATATTAAGCTATTAAATGAGGTGAATATATTGATAATAGAAAAAATGAAAATTGATGATTTATTACCTGCAGACTATAACCCGAGAAAAGATTTAAAACCAGGAGATTCAGAGTATGAAAAAATAAGAAAAAGCATTGAAAATTATGGTTATATAGAACCAATTGTTGTCAATGCAAAAAATAAAAATACTGTTATCGGTGGGCATCAAAGATTAAAAATATTAAAAGAGCTTGGTTATGATAAAGTTGAATGTTCAATTGTAAAATTAGATTGGGATGAAGAAAAGGCCCTTAACATTGCACTTAATAAATTAAATGGTGAATGGAATGAAGATAAACTAAAAACAATATTAACAGAATTAGAAGATATTGACGTTGACATGGAATTAACTGGTTTTGATAAAGCTGAATTAGATGAATTGTTTGAAAATGATGGTGGTTTTGGTTCTGGCTCTTCTGATGGAAGTGGTAATGTCATTACTGGGTCTGACAATGCTTCTTTAGCAGATAGATTTATTATACCTCCGTTTTCTGTTTTTGATTGTAAACAAGGTTATTGGGTTAATAGAAAAAAATTATGGAAAGAGCTTGGTATAAAAAGCGAAATTGGTCGTAATGCTGAATGTTTACAAACTAATATTGATGAAAAATATGGAAGAAAACAACAAACTGGAACTTCAATTTTTGATCCTGTTTTATGTGAAATAATTTATACTTGGTTTAATATATCAGGTGGTTATATTTTAGATCCTTTTGCTGGTGGCTCAGTTAGAGGAATAGTTGCTGGTAAACTTGGATATAAATATTTTGGTGTTGATTTATCAGAAGAACAAATTAAGGCAAATCAAGAAAACTTAAAAGAAATAGACCCTGATAAGTTTATTACTAAAAATATTGAATGGAAAATTGATGATAGTTTAAATATTGATAATTATACTAAAGAAAATAGTTTTGATTTGATTTTTAGTTGCCCTCCTTATTTTGATTTAGAAAAATATTCAGATAAAACAAATGATTTAAGTAATATGTCTTATGATAATTTTTTAGATGCATATTCAAAAATAATTGAAAAAAGCTGCAGCAAATTAAAAAATGATAGATTTGCTGTTTTTGTAGTAAGTGATATAAGGGATAAAAAAGGTTGTTATAGAAATTTTATATCAACAACAAAAGAGTTATTTATTACCCAGGGTTTATCTTTGTATAATGATGTTGTTTTAATTAATACGTTAGGAACTGCAATGATTAGAGCTCCAAAAGTTTTTACAGCAGCTAGAAAGCTTGTTAAGGTTCATCAAAATGTATTAATTTTTTATAAAGGAAATGTTAAAAACATTAGTAAGTTACATAAAGATATAGATATTAATGATTTATCTGGTGAGGATGATATATAATGGCAGGCAGGAAAAATTATTACGATACCCAAATAAAGCCGAACCTTGAAAATATAGAACATTGGGTAAGAGAAGGTTATAGTCATGACCAAATAATGGATTTAATTGGAGTTAAATCTACTACATGGTATAAATATGCAGCCTCCGAATCGGCATTTAAGGAGGCATTGAGGGTCGGAACTGCTAAATTAGGGGTTAATTTGGAAAAGGCTTTGTATAAAGAAGCTGAGGGATTTGAATATGTAGAAACGCATGTTGAAATTGATGAATCACCACTAGGTAAAAAAACAAAAAAAAGGAAAGTTACTAAATATGCTCGTTCAAATGGACAATTATTAATATTTGCATTATGTAACAAATTTCCTAAAAAATGGCGAAGAGTTGACAAAGAAATTATTGATGCTATTGAAGAAGGTAAAGTTAAATTAGATGTAACTGATAAACACATTAAAGATGCTTTTAAAGCTTTATATCCTGCAATGGATGAAAAAGGAGTAGAAAAAGTTTTAAAAGAAACTGAAAAGTTTAGAGAGGACAAGAATAAAAATGGCAACAAGAGCAAAAAAGAAAAAAATAAAAAATAGTAATGCTGCTTTTATGGCATATTGCAATTATATTTCTTATGCTCTTTTAACTGGATTAGATAAAAGAAAACAAGACAAACCAAGTTTTTCAAATATTGAAGATGTTGGAGAAACTTTTGCAGAAAAAGCCCCACGAACTAAAGAACAGCTCGCTGTTTATTGTGCTGTTGTGCTAAATAACAGATTTCCACATCCTGCATCTAATGATAAATATTGTGTTGAAAATGGGCATATGTCACCATTAGACGCAATTTGGGGAGCATATAGCGAAACCGATACATTTAGTATATGGTACGCTATGCGAGGCAGTGGGAAAACTTATGATTTGGCTATACTTGCATTTTTAGAATCTTTATTCAAGCCTAAATGTTGGACGACTATATTAGGAGGTTCACTTGAACAAAGTACGAAGGCAGTTTCATATTTAAGTGATTTATGGGATATGCCTGCATTAATAAATACAAAAGGGAAATTTCTTGTTAATGGTGAAGTTGCTGGACGTGGCTATAAAACGACACACGGTTCACAAGTTCAGGCCTTAGCAGCTTCCACAAAATCGGTAAGAGGCCCTCATCCACAAAAGTTAAGATTAGATGAAGTTGACGAAATGGATAAAGTAATTTATGAAGGGGCATTGGGCCAGCCAAAAACAAAGTTTGGTATATTAGATAATGTAATTGTTAGCAGTACATTACATAACGCTTTTGGACTAATGTCTGAAATAATAGATGACAGAGAAAAGTTAATGGCTGCTTTTTATCCCTGGTGCATAAATGAAGTTTTAGAACCGCGAGGATTCTGGACAATAGAAGAATATAAAAGAAAAATTGCTCAATGTACTATTGCAATGATAGACGCAGAATATAAATTGAAAAGGCCTAAAATTGGCGATACAATATTTGATTTCAATAGCATAGATAGAGCATATAGAAGAGGTATGTATGAGAAATTTGATAATAAAGTTTATACAGAAGCAGGCCTTGACTGGGGTTATGCTTGCACAGCTTTAAGCATTATACAAGACCCTAGAGAAATTTTTAGAAACCCTATTACAACGACTTTTGAATACATAGAACTTAAAAAAAGATGTAATGAAATATCAAAAATTTGTATTGAAAGGAAAATAAGGCGTATATATTGCGATTCAAATCCTAAAGATAGTAATATTACACTG